TGTTTTTTATCCTCTGCTCGTTTTCTCCACACATCGACTGTATAAAACTCTGGTTCATTATCCACATAACGTCTACTGATTTCATTCCAAGTCAAACCGATCTGATGCTTGACTAACTGTCTTGCAACAAATACTGGAGCCTTGATATGAAACTGTACTGAACAATGTCCAAATGGCGACCAATGATTATGGTCTGCAAGATACTTAATCAGTTTTGCATCACCATCAGTGAACTCTGTTTTTTTCTTACCAAAAGACACACGGGCCGCATTTACTACTGTTAAATCCGTACCCATGTGATCAATCAGAGAAACCTCTGATAACGACATTACCTACCTTTTCTGATAGATGTTAGTGTCTGCAACTTGCGTTGCAGTAAAGCGTTGTCATACTCCAGCCGCCTTACATCCTTCTGAAGATTACCCATCCGACTTTTCAGATGAGCAACTTCTCGGATCAAGTCTTCTGAAGAACGCTTTCCACCCTGTTTTTTAGAATGGTTTTGCATTTATCCTCATTAAAATTGATAAATGGTTGACATTTGCGAAGTCTCCTACTGATCCTCGGCCATACCCAAGAATCGTACAACTCTACTTCACGATTAATATACTCTATCCAGTTGAGAAAGTGATCAAGTATGATCGCTGTCTCTGTACTAATTTTATCCTGTTGAATCAGTTTCACAATCGGTGGATGTTTACTCTCTGATTCTTTAATAAACATTATACCAAAACTATCGTAAATGTCAAGACATTTCTTCAGCTCTTGATCAAATATTCTTGTAATAGATTGTTGGTTTTTCTTCCACTGAGTATAATTTTTCTCTGCTTGATTTGCAAGAAGCCCTTTAGGGTTTATACTATCCTCTTTGGAAAAATTAGATACAAGAAACTCACGTAGTTCACTGTCATATCTCTTTCCAAGTTTATGAAAGAAGTACCGATCATTCCTATGCATGAATGAATCTTTGGAAGCATTGACTGCACCATTGTAACGAAAGAAATCATAGGATTCTTGTCCAAAGTGTAGTTTGATTCCTAGATACATTTTATATGCATCGTAGGCTTCCATCATAGTGGTAATGTACTGGATTTTTGTAAGAAATTAAGATTCTCTGCTTCGACTTGAATCTTCTGTTTAAGTGCTTTGTTTACAAGTCTACCAAGTGACTCTGGTTCGACATTGTTTTCTTCACAATAATGTAGACAAGCATCCATATAAGTTAGATGCATTTCTGCAACCATTTCTTCAATCATAGTAGAAAATTTAGTTGGCGTCAAAAAACTCAATTCCATAATGTTTGGGGATAAAAGGTTAGCCGTCCGATTCTGTTTCCACGCTCGGACGAAGCGCAGTTCAATTACGCAGCAAGTGCGTATTGAGCAGATGTATAATCGTTGTTATTTGCGATTATGGTTTTTGAATCTCCTCAGTCCCTTCGCTCTCAATCGAACTCTACTGCAGCCCCATCGACAAAATTCCTTGAAACCCTCTTGGTGGAGCTGAGGGGAATCGCACCCCTGTCTTAAAAGTTATATAAACTGGATCATTAACTCAATTGTATTTAGTATATAACACTCTTTTACAAATGTCAAGTTATTTCTCACCATTTCTCATCATTATACCAGCCTCAACTTCCATGATACATTGAGGTAAAACATTACTTGTGATGTAATCAAACTTTTTAATACTCTCAGGAGTCTTACCTTCTGCTTCATGAAATGGTATTGAATGTCGTACTGAATCAATTACACAACCACAAACTGCTCGTATGTCATCAGGCCACATTCCTTCTGCAAGAGATTGGTTCTGTTCTACTGTTTCCCAGCATCCTTGAACAAAACCATAAAGATATGTTGATGGATACCAGTATGGGGCTTCATTATCTGGATGAGCAAATGCATCTCTTTTCCATACTATAATTGACATAACAAAGATAAAAACAACGGCAGTTATAGTCAGGGCAATATTATGTTGTTTCATGCGTACACTTCTTCAGGGTTACTAGGATTCATGTTCATCCACTTACCCCACTCATCGTAATAGTGTCTCATACCAACTTCATCATGAATGGTATTGTTCTCATGTCTTCCATGAAGGATTCGTCTTTCCTCAGCGTGACTATGCATGGTTCCTTGTTGAGTAGTTACTGCAAGTAAATCCTCATGCAGATTTCTACCAAAAGGGCCCCAGATAGAATTGTGATGCCGTTGACGAATCAATCTCTCTTCTGGTGTATCAGATTTTAAACCTAATCCACGAAACTCAATCATTACCTTGTCTGGACTCAATGGAGTCATGACATCTACACGCAATGCTGATCCTCTCAAATTGAAGTTGATGCCTGGAAACATATCAATCATTTCCCAATGGTTTGTTGGTAGGTGAGGAAAAGACAATTCCTCTCTTGACTCAAATCCATCATAGTTATCGTACTGGACTTCAAATGATCCCACATTGACATGGCCGTTATTGAAGCATTTATTCTCCCTTGCAAAATAGGAGTCATTAAACCCTGTAATTCGGTTATGATAATGTAGATAGTCATGATAGAACTCTGAATTAGTATCATGCCACAATTTAAAATTACATGGAATAATGGCTTTATGATAATGAAACACATCCAATGGCTCTGCATTCAATGACTCTTTCATACAGTCAAAGGAACCATCAACCCATTCTTCCATAGTTGGTGGATTCTCGTTCAGAGTTACCCACACAAATCCACCAAACTTTACATCACAGTGAAGATAGTCTGGAACATCTAAAAATCCCACTTCCAATTCTATTTTTCCACTAGGTCTTCTCTCAGAAGAATTTGCTAATGCATGAATTTCTCCTTCCTTATCTCTAACAATCAGTATAGGAACACCAGCTATTGTTGATGTTCTGAATCTATTTGGTTCTGGTAATTCAGATTCATGACAAACAGGAACCCAGACCTTACTGAAGATTTTCTTCATCTCCTGTTTGAAGATCTTTTCGTCTGAATAAATTTTACTACTTACGTATTCTCCAGCCTTCAGTTGGCCGGGAACCTGTTTCCATTTGGTGTTATTTCTTGCAGGCATGGTTATATAGCGTCTTTAGGATTTGGTTCTTGCTCATTCATTTGCATTTTTAACCTCATCAATTGTGTTTCTTCCATTGAACATTTGAAAGAAACATCATATACTATTTGAGCATTCATGGGATGAATAGGTTGTTTATTAAAATCCTTCATGAAAGTTTCATAGTCATAGTCATTAGACATAACATCTACAATACATTTACATAAATTGTAAAGATGTTCTGGTGGATATCTCATTCTTACGCCAGGATCATGAGACATCCTAGTAAAATATAAAGTTACCCAATAATTTTTTTGATCATTATCCCATGTATTTTCTTGAATTGTCACGTTGTCCGTGACAACTGTAACTGGAACTTCTTTAGGAACACACCCAAAGAAAACCAGCGATGCACCAATAATGAATAATTTGGTTATAGTGTTCATGCAGCTCTCTTTGCTTTATGGTTGTTGTAATCCCGAATAGACTCTTTAAGTAATTCGGTATAATCATCCACTCTCTTAGTGAATGTTTGAGGTATTCCATCATCGGGAACTGCAAATATAATTAGTTGATCACAAGGGATTCCAGTACGCTCTTTAAACATCTTAGCGTATGCTGTTCCCTGTATGAAGTAGTTTTCAATCCACTCTTCTTTTTTCGCACTATTGGACGTTTTGAAATCTACTACCGATAACACCCCATCCCATTCGGCAATCATATCTACTGCACCAGCTACTTGATACTCATCTGAGTACAAATAATCTTCAATGCAATATATCTTACCTATATGTTGTTCTAACTCTTGTATCGCTTCTAAGAACAAATACCACACGCCAGGATGTCTGGCAAGTGCATTTGCTTTAAATAGATCTACATCTGTTATCTGATTCAAGAAGTATTGTTCCAGCAAACTATGGAACTGAGTACCCCTTGTGGTTGCTCGTTTAGTGATACGATTTGCCACAGCATCACCTACACGTTTTCTCCACTCGTATATGGCCTCTTTTCCTCTTATTGATAATATTGTTGTTATTGATGGATATATTGATCCTTCTTCATTAACGTAATGTCTTTCTCCTGCTATTTTCTGTCTTACTAATTTTGGTATTCTTGGTATGTCTATATGTTGATATTTTTTCTGTATTTTCACCTTATTAATCCTTCTCTGTATTCGACCTTACCGCCTGGCGGTTTCAATGCAGTCATTACCTTCTTACGATTTTCCATAAGACTGTAACTACAATGTATCCACCCACTGTTCGGGTCTTTTCCATTATAAAATTCCAAGATCAGCTGATCAAAATCTAAATTATCTACAATCCATTGTGCTAAATCTGGATTGGAAATACTGTAACTTTCAAAGTCAGCTGCTTGGCCGTGACAATGTTGACTCTTATCAGAACCACCCACTGCCTTATTCAAATCTGGGCTCCGATAGCCCGAATTGACTGTAATAACTCCAAATTCATCCCTAACTGGTTGAAGAATATGAATCGCAAGATGAGTCATATTTACCAGATGTTCAAGATCTTTTGGGGTATTATCTATACCAGCTCTTTCTGCTGTTGCAGATTTAGTTAGTTCACGTAAACTAAAATTTCTGGATAATTTCATAAGTCTCCTAATATTCTTAAAGGTGCAGTCATCTTGTATGGGTCATCATCCAATCCAAGTTGATTCTTGCCTTCTTCAACCCACATCTTCTGAATATCACCATCAATAACGTGCATTGCATATCTCCAACTCCTATACCCAAAACCCTGAGCTGGTTTATGTACAAGCATATCCATTCCTTCAGTGAACTTTCCAGCTCCATCTGGAATCAATTTAACTTTTTCTATACCTAGTTCTTTACCCCATGCATTCATTACAAACGCATCATTTACTGCCATACAGTAAACATCATCAAGTCCTTTTTCGATGAACTTGTCATAGTTTTCTTCCAACCTTGGAAGGTGCTGTTTGGTTCATATAGGTGTAAATGCGCCAGGCAAGGAAAGTAATAGAACTTTTTTGTCTGCAAAAAAGTAATCAGTGTCCCTCTCAACCCAATTGTCGTTTTCTCTTAATTTAAAATTAATAAATGGAACTTCTGTCATCATTCCCCACTCTCCTTCTTTTTGGTTTTTCTAGGTTTCTTTGCAGCTGGTTTTTTCTTTGCAGCCGGTTTCTTTCTAGGAGCCTTTTTCTTGACTTCTGGTTCTTTTTCCAAAGTCTTCTTGACTGCCTCTTCCAAAACCTCATCCGTTGTTTCAGGAACTTTTGGTTCTGGTTTTTCAACTTCTGGCTCTGGTTCTTTCAAATCACCCCAAAACCAATTTTTAAACTTTACCCAAATACTCATTCTCTGTCTCCAAGTCCAGTATTATATTTTTGAACAATGTATGATCGAACTAGTCCACTACGGACAATATCACCGATATCAAATTCACACAGATAAAATTCTTTCATACTATCAATTATTTTCATGAAATTACCAAGACCTTCACGTTCTCCAGCCTTAGTCAAATCAGTTTGGTCAAAGTCACCACAAAACATAATTTTAGAGTCTTGACCCACTCTTGTCATAATCGTATCCAGTTCATGAAAGTTCAAGTTCTGGCATTCGTCTACGATTACGATTGCATTGTCTAATGTTATACCTCTGAGAAATGATGTACTCAGAAACATCAGAGAATTTTGTTGTTTCAGTCTATCATATAAAAATGCAAACTGATCTTCAGTCGGCATCTTAAACATGAATCGTACCATGTTATCATACGGAGCTTGATAGAGTGCAGATTTATCTTCCTCATCTCCTGGCAAAAATCCTATCTCTCTAGTAGAAATTAAGGATCTTACTACATACACACAATGATAAGAAGTCTTTGGATCAAGAACTTCTTTGAGTGCATGATATAATGTTACAAAGGTTTTTCCTGTTCCTGCTGATCCATATAGAAACAAACACTTTCCTTTCTTATATTCCTTTATAACTTCTGTTTGGTTTTTGGTAATACCTTTCACCTCAACCATATCGTCAAGTTTTATTGTGTGTTTTTTACTCATACATCTAAACTATGGCCTGGGTTATTTCGTGCAATCTCTTTCATACGATCTTTCCAGCCATCGCTGGTATGTTGTCTCCAAGATCCTCTCATTGAAATCACGGAAGGTATTTGTGGTATGAGTTGAATTTTACCTCTACCACAAACTCCACATACTTTATCTACTGGAATTTCACGATCTGCTATTCTATAGATTTCTTCAAATGAATTTTCACATTCACTACATTTATATTGGTACGTTGGCATAATATTTCACTTGTTCATATATTATATAGGTTTACCGATAGAAAATATGATCTCCAATTCTTCCAACTATTGGAAAAGTTTTTGACCATCTCGGGCTTACTGCATAGGTATGATAATACCTTGCACCCTCTGTTATATCTAACCCTTTGGTTTTGATAGCATTATAGGATTCGATTGCAAGAAATGCAATCTTGTCTGATTCTCTATATGCTCTCTTATTTGCTACGTTGTCTAACTTACCATCACAGTACCAGCTGAATTGGCATCTGTTCAGTTTTGGATGACCACTCGGCCAATGTAGACCTTGATAGACAACTTCACAAATTGAATTTGGAAATTGTTTATCATGTACTCTATTCAAAGTTACCATTGCAACAGCAAACTGCCCCGCAAATGGTTCGTTCCTTGCTTCAAAATATATATTTCTGGCAAGACATTCTCTTTGTTTTGTTGCTTCCATAGCGATAGTTTTATAACTCCATTTTGGAATTACAGTTTGATTGACACTTGCAACCCCTACAGGCTGAACAAATATCGTCAAAGAAAATAACAAAACAATGCTTATGAAAATATGTTTCATATAACCTTGTTCTTGGTGATCCTCAATCTATATAATAATAGTAGGGAACATGATGATTCACTTCGGCGGATCGTTTAACCGAAAAACATTGCTAAATTGTCAGAGGGGGATTTTACAAAGAGACTAGGTTGCCGTTCTCACATCCCCGACATTGGATTTGCATTTAGGACTCCCTAAAAAAAGATTGTATTATATTTATACATTCTTTCTTTGGTAATTATCATCCCAATTGAATGCCTCTTTGACAACTGCATCAGAAAGTCCTTTATAAACTCTATGAAGATTTTTGTCTTTTGCCTGAATAACCACTTGGGCCTCATCCTTATGAAGACCTTCTAACAGTTGAACAAACAATTGTTCTCTCCTCATTGATTGTAAATTAGGATCTCCACCTTTACAAAATCTATACAGTTTTTTATATTCTGTAGATAGTTTTGTATGTTCAGTTCCATCTGGGGCTTCATTCTCTATGAATGGTGGATTACCTTCTGGAAGTTCAGAAGTTATCATTGGATCAAAAGACATCTTACAAATAGTCCTCAATGATTCTGAATCATGTTGTTGCAAAATATTTACCTTTTGTGGTTTAGCTTTTGCATTATTGACTTTTTTTAGAATCTCACTAATTAGTGGAGTTCTAACTTTTACTGCTGGTTCTTTTTCTTTTTCCCATGCTTCTTGACCAGCTGGTTGTTGTTGGGTATCCATTGCTATTGCCATATTAAAATTCTCCTATGGTTTCGATTAAGTTATTAAGTTTCTTCTCAACAAAGAAGTTCAGTAGATCTCTTCGTTGGCCTACTGGTTCTTTCTGATACTCATCCCAAATCTCATTACAAAGAGTTGGTGGAGTTTCATTCAAATCTATGAGTTTTTGGTTTCGATGAAAATTACGAATCTCCTCATCTGTTCTACCACTTATTTCAGCATTATGCATCACAAAGTTTTCCACATACTTTTTGGTGATAGGTTTTTGACGAACACCATCTACAATAGAATTGTCTTTTGATAAGACATTCGGAATGCCATCACTCTTGTCACCTCTTAGAATGTGTTCAAACAAGTATCCATGAGGTTCAATTCCATTGACTAGTTTCTTAGTAACAGGACTCCATTGATACACATTATCATACTGCTGTAATTGAATGAAATCCTTATCACTTGAAATAATCATCACCTTCTCATCAGTGGGTGAAGTTCTAGATAACATACCAATAATGTCATCAGCCTCAGCACCTTCCACTTGTATAAATTTATATGGAAAGATAGTCTTGAGTTCTGTCTTGATAGTATTGAAGCAATCAAAGATCTGATTCCAGTTAAGAGAAGAAGATTCTCTAATTGTTTTTCTACCAGCCTTGTATTGGGGAAAGTGATCCCTTCTCCATGAATGAGGAGAATCACAACAAATTACCAGTTCACCATATTCTTCAGTATACTTTGACCGATACATACGGAGACTGTTCAGTACAGAATGACGAATAAAATCTACATCTGCTTCTGTCTGTCCCTTCTCCATTGACATCATAGTAGATGCCATCATTATTTGAGATAAATCAACTAATATCATAATTATACATGAGGTTCAGTGTGGCCATGAAGATCTTTAATCTTCATGTTGTCAGTATGACATTTATTATGCTGAATTTTCTTCTTGGGCCATACTGCATAGTATGCCAGAGAAGTTAGAGAAATAACCGCCACAATTACCATGGCGATAAACATCATCATAAAAATCATTTCTTAGGTCCGTATAGTGCTTTGGTTATACCGATAAGAAAAATTGCAGATACCCCAATACCGCAACCAAAGATTACGGCACTATTGGGATCATTAAAAAAATCACTCAGTTCCATTTTCTTTACCCGACTCAATTACTTGAAAGGCTCCAAGAATGGAAGGAACCCAAAGACCGACATAGATTCCGTAGAGTTTTGCATCATAGTGATCCATAAAAAAGAATAACCAGATAGATAACGCCAGAGACAATACTGTGGCGATTAAGATATAGATATGTGATTGTTTCATAATTCCTTTCATAATGAAACTAGGTTGGCTCCCCGAGCTGGACTCGAACCAGCGACAAGGTGATTAACAGTCACCCACTCTACCAACTGAGTTATCGGGGAATGGAGCTGATGATAGGATTTGAACCTACGGCCTGAAGTTTACAAAACTCCTGCTCTACCAACTGAGCTACATCAGCATTAGACTGCAATAGGTGGATCTGGTTCATCGTCTTCTAAAGACAACTCAACCTGTTCCATCCATTCATTCATCATTAAAACATCGAAATTTCCTTTGATAGCAGGTTCACCTTTATTAGTGGTTGATTTCTCAAGAGTAATAAATCTTGCAGCTAAGTCTTGCAATGGGTGTTGTATATCACGTTCATTGTATACAACTGATTTGATACACTCACCCAAAAACGACAATTGTATTATTGTCTCTTCATTGACAATGTTTACACCATTCTTCTGAAGATTCAGTAATACACCATAAGTCAATCCCTCAGCAAGTTGTTCACACCATGCAAAGTTTTCTCTAGTCTCTGCGGCTTGAATATCAACTTCTGGGGGATTGTCTGGTTTATAATTAGTAGGGAAGTTCAGTACTTTGCCCATTTTCCATCTCCTTTGTCCATACGGCATGGAGATCTGGATAATAGACTCCTACAGTTCGTTTGGGTGTACCATCTGGATTGTAGGCCATTGCAATACACTTAGGTATCACAATATGTTCCTCATTTTTTCCAGATTTAAGACCGATCCAATCACCAGTTTTCAGGTAATGTTCACAGTATCTTATGTATGCTTTTTTCGCATCTGCATCATTGGATGCACGTTGTTTATCTTGTGGAGTACTCCTGAAACTTCTAGCAACCTTGTTAAATGCAGCCACCTGTTCTTTAGACTCCTTGATCCATTCTTTAACATTTTTGAATGAGTAGTTATCCTCATCTGGAAGTGCAAGTACAGACGAATGGATATTCTTGTACTCAGCAGGTTTACGATTGGCACGTGCCCTCTCTAATTGGTCACGTAGTTGTTGTTTACGTTCTTCACTGATCTTGCGCTTAATAGCCATCACAATCCTCAATATTAGGTTTAACCCATTCGATCAAATCATCACCTGTCCAGTGATAGTAGTAATATCCCTTGGAGTAAATTGGAACATTACATTCCAACTCATCTGCGACTCTTTGAGCCTCTAATCTCGCAAGAGAGAAATTACTGAATCTTTGACCACTCATCATCATAGCATAGTATATAATAGGAATATCCAAATGTCAAGTCTTTTTTACAAATCGTGTTCACCAGGCAGGGGAATGTATGGGAGATCGCCATTGCGTTCTGCTTTGCGAACAGCCCATTGTTGTTTAGATATATGTTGATCTTCTTTCATTGTGCGAATCATAGCACGAAGCCGTTTCAATTCTGTCACCAAATAGAAAATCACTTTATCTGGATCTTTCTCTTTCTTGAGTCTTTCAATAAGAGGATCGGGTGGTTTCTTATTCATCGTAGCTCCAATAGGTTAAATCGTACATATCACCATTTTCAAGAGTCAAGTCACCTAAATGAATTACACTCTTACCACTATATATGAACCAAGTCTCAAACTCAGAACCACCAACGTAAATCTGTTGGATAGTTCCGAGCCCTTGTTCTACTAGTTCTTTAGATTCCTCTAGAGGATTTTTCACATCAACCCTAACATAGTTAGATTACAATATTACATCACAAAAGTCAAGTCTTTTATGCAGGATTCTCTTTGTACTCCATACTGTAAGCTGAGATACCAAATTCTGCAATGTCGATGCCCTGAGTTTCGTCTTCTAGTGAAACTCTGAGTCCCATGACTAACTGAATTACTTTCCAGACTACGAGACTAGAAATAAACGTAAATCCACCAATTATCAATATACCTTGTAATTGTGTCAATAAGGATGCTTCACCAAATATTCCTACCGCTAAAGTACCCCAAACTCCTGCTACTAAATGAACAGATAAAGCACCTACTGGATCATCAATCTTAACCTTGTCAAGAAGTGGAATTGCGATCAAGCAAAGACTTGAACCAATTGCACCAATTAGGATTGCTGTAGTCATAGTTGGATAATCAGGCCCAGCAGTAATTGATACCAATCCTGCTAATGCACCATTAAGAACCATTGTGAGGTCTACTTTTTTGTAGAGTAATTGAGTTGCAATGGCAGCAAGAACTGCCCCTGCACACGCAGCCATGTTCGTATTCAGAATCACGTTTGCGATTGCATTTACATCTTCCTTAGTTCCCATTGCAAGTTGAGAACCACCATTAAATCCAAACCAACCAAACCAGAGAACAAATGTTCCCAACGTGGCAAGTGGTAGATTTGAAGGTGGGATATAATTAACTGTTCCGTCTTCTTTGTACTTTCCAGTTCTTGCACCCAGAAGTAAAACTCCTGCAAGTGCGGCCCATCCACCGACTGAATGGACTATGGTTGATCCTGCAAAATCAGAGAATCCCATTTCAGACAGAAAACCTCCACCCCATGTCCAAGAACCTTGGATTGGATAGATGACTCCTGCGAGAATCGCAACAAAAACCATAAATGGCCAGAACTTCATTCGTTCTGCAATTGTTCCTGAGATTATAGAGGCTGCAGTTGCAACAAAGACTACTTGAAAAAAGAAGTCTGATGTACCAGCATGATCACCATCCGACATGGGACCATACATTAAAAAGTAACCACACACAAAGAATGCAAGGCAACTTAGAGAATACAGACAGATATTTTTCGTCAAAATAGCTGTGGTATTCTTTGTCCTAACCATCCCTGCTTCTAACATCGAAAACCCTGCGGCCATAAAGAACACTAGGATTCCCGAAAATAGAAGTAGGAATGTACTTAAAATATATTCCATATTTCACCTTTCTATGGGGTCTTCCACCCCATAGAATATATAGGTATTAGAAACGTGACATGAACCTTGCGATTTGGTGTGCAAATGGAAGTAGAGTAATGGCCATTAAAAGGTTTACGCCAGTATGAATCATTGCAATCTGTTTTGTAATACCTGTAGGCATTCCATCTGATACGAGAAGTCCTGCAAGCCAGATAGTTCCTGTAGTGCCGATGTTAGCACCAAGGACTGCACCTATCGCAGCTGGTAGAGGCAATGCACCACCAGCAACTAGACCAATGATTGCAGTTGTCGATAGTGATGAAGATTGCCAAAGAAGAGTCATGATAATACCACCAAAAAACATATAGATAGGGTTACCAAGAAACCACTGTAGGTGATCAATGTTCCCCATAGATTTCATTCCACCAGAGAACATTTTAAGACCAATATAGAACACAACCAGACCAATTAATGTCTGGATGATAGGATTATTCAATTCCATGTTTTGTACCTTCTTTATGAGTTTTGCTTTCTTTGAGACTTTCATGCAAGTATATAGTAATCAATTGTTAAGTTTCTGATAGGTATGTATCAAAAATGCATCAACCACATCTGATAGAGGATTGGACTCTGGATTACACTCAAGAATATCTTTGAGTTCTACACCTGTCTGATCAACGAATGCATTATACATATCTGTCTTGGATGCATTCCCTTTACCAGTAGCCCACTTCTTGATTTCGGTAGGAGTTACTACTTTTGGATATAGATTGTTTTTGTAGAGTTTGTGTTTGAGAAGACCAGTGTTTTCACCAATGTTAAACACTTGTCCCTTGGCTGCAAATGCATATCCTTCTAGGATAATCTCTGCATGGACAGGAACTTGACCAATTATCCAGTTTGATATGTAATCATACCGAAACTCTTCAGAAGGCCAAGTCCCAAAGTGAGATCCCTTGATTTTACCATCAAGGTAGGATTTTGCAAATTTTTTGGTTGGAGTTAAGTATTGTATCCTGCAACTTGTGAAAGTTCCTTCACCCACACAAATTGCAGGGGATGTCATGCTATAGTCAATCCCAACTTTCGTCTTCATCATAATCTTCCATATCAATATCTTCACCCCCACAAAAGGGGCAACATCGTATTGTGTATCTGGAAGTATTTAGATCAAACTTCAGTTGGTATGTTGCATTACATTCTTGACACTCTATATCTATTTCTGTCATGAGGCTGGAAGATCAACCACTTCACATTGACCTGCCGAACACGCAAGTTCCTGTGATGCTACTGTGAAATCTTTTTGTTCATACTCAGAAAGTTTCGACCAATCTACATTCTTTGGCATTTTACTTGCCATCTCTTCGTACTCTTCTTTTGAACAGTCTTGATATGGAGCTTGTTTGTAGGTATGGTCACTAAATGGTAGGAATGAGATTCCACTGATCTCATCAAAATTTTCATATACCCAAGCTGCCGTGTCAACCCACTCATCTTCTTTGACAGAAATTGTCACTGAAGGTTTGTGTTCACACCAGTTCTGGGCATACACCTTCCATAGTTCTAATTGCTCCAATGCAGTCATATCTTTTCTACACACAGCATTCTCTGGACTTGCCATTGGAAATGAGAATACTGTAGTGTGATTTGGTTTAGTTACATCTGGTTCACTAGGAAACCCTTCTGCTTTCATGAACTTAGTAATAGGATCTTTGTTATCACCCCTTACTGTTCTTATATAGTATGGATTGTGTCTTGCATGGATACCAGATGCGCTATCAACCAACTGACTGACAGTACCACTAGGCTTGACACAAGTAATCGCAGCAGAGTTTGGGATTCCGAGTTTTTCAGCCCAGATTTGATTCGTCTTAACAGTTTCATTTCTTAACTCTGTTAGTCTCTCATCAAGTCCTCTAGTTCCTCCATTAGTGATTCCATTGTCCATGATTCCTGTGAGTGATACTCCAAGTAATCGCTCTTCATCACAATTCCTTTTCCATTCTCCTGTGAGGTATTTGAAGTTTGTAAGAGTGCTCTGCCAGGTTCCAAGGATAGTTGCAAGTCTGACTTTCTTTTTGAGAGATTTAGAATCGTCCCATCCTCTGATAACACATTCAGTAAGGTTGCAGAATTCTCTACTGCGTAGAATGATTTCAGAGCAAGGATTTGTGCCGAAATCTTCCCTGGCATGACGCCGAATAATGTTGTTGCCATCTTTATCTTTCTTTTGGTTTAGTTTGTCAGTAGTTCTTTTGGCCGACATACTGTTATAGATTCCTCGTTCCCCAGATTTAGAATCGTAGAGGGATAACCACTCTCGCATGAAAGTACCAACGTCTGGCTTTTCTTTATAATTAACCGAATTATTTGCGAGGGCTCTTTGTACATTTGTTTCCCACCAGTTTCCAGACTTGGCGTATCGCATTTCCCGATCCCCAAGGTTAGAAAGACTGATAAGAGCAGACCTACGCACACCGCCCACAACAACAATCTCAGCAATTTTGCATACGAGATCATGGGCTTCAACGGATTTGAGTTTTCGTCCTTTTGCATTTTGGAATATATTTACTGAAAATTTGAATAGTTCTTCCAATGGTTCGGGCCCCGATGCACGACCACCGAAAGTTTTCAAAGGAGATCCGGCCGGTCTGACTTTGCTCACATCCCATGTTGGAATCTGACCCATCCATAACATCCCATAGAGTTCTTTGAGTGCCTTTGCCCATCCCAACTTGGAATCCCTGACAACAATAACACTTTCTGTTTCATAAAACTCTTCTGCTACAGTTGGTAACTTATTTACATACTCTTCCTCTACTGAAAATCCAACTCCTGTTCCGTTCATCAATATGTACAGTATTTCATCAAATGATCTAGGCGAATCCACCTTCACATAAGAGCAGTTATACCCTGCAACATTCTCTCTCTTGAGAGCTTCCCCAGCAGTCATCAAACACCTCATACTAGGCATGATGTCCAAATTGACTACTGCTTTTCTTAATTCTTTAAGTTCTTTTTCTTCTACTTCATAATTACAATGTTCCTTCAGATGATCTTTGAAAAAATCAAAATAACGATCTACTGTTTCTTCCCACGTTTCTCTACGTGTTTCTGAATAATCCCATCTAGCGTATCTAGATAGGTGAATGAATGATTGGTATTCGGTTGGTAAGTTCATATCTTCTTCCATTTGTTAATTTCTAAATATGCCTGCAATCCAGAAAATGTTCTGGAATTGACGAATCCCTTGATATCATCATATCCTGCAAGCACCATATCGTTTATGTCTTTATACTTCAAATCACCAGGCCATACTACAACATTATAGTTTCGATCAACTGATTTGAACATCCTCTCTACTGTATGCTTATTTCTTGGTTCGTTATCATAGATGACAGTTGTAGTTGTTGGTTCCAATTTGAGTAGATTCAAATCGGCCCCGGCAACTGCCAAACAGTTGTCCAAGAAAAGTGAATCTAATGGGCCTTCAACGACAAAAACTTGATCTTCATAGTCGATGCGCTCAAGTCCATAGATCTTCTCTTTATTTTCTTCTAATTTTAGAGTGATGTACCTAGGCGTTTCCTTCCCGAAAGCTCTTCCTTGGAAAGCAAACATTTTTCCTGACTTATCAAAGAAGGGGATGACAAGTCGAGGATAATCTATATTTATACTCTGAAATTTTTCAGGAAACATTGTTCTAGACCACTCGTAGAAATTTTCTGCGAGATACAGTTTGTCCCAATGTTTCTCTGGAATTTTCCTGTGTTCTATATAGGAGAACGCTGGATGGTCTTTTAATTCGTTGAACTTTTTCAGTTGATTCAGTTCCTTGTTCTTTGGAGTATTGAACTTTGGTTTTTCAAACTCAAAGGGAGCCTTATCTGGAATTGGTGTATTACCACCTGTCTGATTGTTCTTGAATTTTTCTAGGGAATACTCTTTATGAAGCATACCATCAATACTCTTGAGAAAGTTGTTGAAGGTATGTCCTGCACCACAATTATGACACTTGAAGAAATAAGAGTTTTTCTTCTTGTAAATATATCCTCTGGTTTTATCCTTACGCTTGTGAGAATCCCCACAAATAGGACAACGGAAGTTCCAGAGATCCGTTCTTACTTTCTTGAATCTATCAAGCCTAGATGTACATAGATTTATATACTTCTGATCAATATAACTCATTATATAAAGGGTTGGTTACTGGAGCGCTCCAAATGTTTGAAGTGCTGTCATTGCAAAAGTTAATGCGAGAAGGACACCACCTAAAGTGTATTTCCACTTTTCAAGTCCGCCGATATCCTTCTCATTTTCATCTATCTTATCACATAGTTTTTCAAAAGTCAAGTTTATTTCATCAGAGATTTCTCTCTTCATGGTACTCATACGAGAATGTACCTCTTTAAAATCTTCTCTATTTTGATTAACGTGCCCTTCAAAAGATTCTGACATTTGTTTGATCTGTTCTTTGAGCACTGCAATTTCTGCTTCTACGTTCATTTAACTGATTTCATAGCGAAAGATTGCATAGCCATGAAACCCTTCGAGTTTTTATTGATCATATCTTTGAACTTTCCTTGATTGTCTTTGTTCAAAGCGTCATAAACTTTAACCATGGCACTTGCAGTAAACATATCTACAGATGCTGTCTTTTTGTCTTTAAATTTCACTTTCTGCATCTGTTTATTCTTTACGATATTTCTGAGAACATCTAAAACATCTTCATTGATAGAAATCATGTTCTTGGTATTCTCAAGAACCTGCTCTTTCATTCTGGTCAACTTACCCCATTGACCACCACCATTTCGGTTGAACCGAATACCACGAACTGCACCTGTAGTTGCATTTTGAAGAACAATTACACCACTGTGATGTCTTTTAGCCCAATCATATATTTTCTTCTGACTAGAATCTTCCAGATCAAGATACTTAGACCATCTTTCAAATTTAGTCTTTCCATTCCTAAACCTATGAAATACATCATCAGACACATTGAAGACCTGTGATTTTTTCTTTTTCTTTTTCCCCATATTTGGTGCAAAATCTACACCAGACATAGGAGCTCCTGCGACATTATCTTCTACTATTATCTCAATCATTTATATCCTCCAATGAAACATATATTTTCTTATTACTTTTTTGATGCACTACTGGAAAAATATCCACACCCAAAACTCTATCAGATGGTGGTGTGTCTTCTAGTGCTGTTACCTTGTCACCTTTTTGAGCATCTATCTCATCATCATCTGCTGTAACCATGTCTTTAAGTGTATACTCTCCTGCTGGAAGCATATTCCCAAAACCAACAACTTCTTCTGATATTGCATCTCCATAACCTACCATATTGTTCTCCATCAGATGTTTTGTTATCTGAGGTTCATCCAATCGGATACCATAGTGTTCTCTTAATAAGAACAGAGCTGTTGCATAAGTTCCTATTTGAGTTCTGACTAAAGGAATCTTACTTAGTATTCTCTTAAAATTGAATACTAGACGATGCAATAGAGTAAATGCACTTTTTTCATCAGACGAATCTAATTTTTTATCAGTCCTTTTACCATTCTTATCTATTATTCCCAATTTGTAGGCTTCTTGTTTCTCCCAAGGAGTTACCAGAAGTTTGAGAAACCTATAAGTTACGAACAAATCAACTGCACGATTTTCATGTAAAGGAGTCATAACTCTAATAATTTTTGTGTTACCAGTTCATCGCTCTTTATATGAGCAAGATCATTCTCTGGCATTATGTTTAAAAATTTCATAAAACTTTTTAGTGCAGGCCAATGTTCGATTTCTATTTTAAAAAATAGAAGTGTAGATGCAGCCTCGGCACCAAATAAGTTGTTTAGGATTATGATGTGATTCAAGAGTAGACGCTCTTTAAGTACACCTGAGTCTTTATACTTACGAAAAAGTCTCTTGATGTACTTAAATCGCTTCATGTCATCGTAAAATTCATTGATACCCTCACAAGACGGATTGTGATAATGCTTAATCGCATACAACACAATGTTGTCTTTGGTCAAATTGTCAAACATGAAAGTTTATACTTCCATATCATCCATCGCTGAATTTCTTACGATCTCTGCTTCGACCATTGATTTTCCAGCACCACTTGGAGTGCAAGTCACCATGAGTGATATTCCACCCTCAATGTGTTTTGAAATCCCATCATCTTCTTGAAATTCACCATACGGATTATTATCACGATTCACCTCAAAGGCTCCAGCATTGTGTCTCATAGAGAACATTGTGGTTCCAGATTTATCTAGTCCTGTCATTTCAAAGTAGTAACCAATTTTGCTTAAATTTGTCTGTAATCTTTTGACTGCAAGAGTTGGGTTTAACACCTCTTGTTCTCCAATAGATCCAACATAAGAATTTAAAGCTTCAATTGCTGTCTCAGCATTAGGGAGCATCTCAGCGTCATCCCACTGTACTTGTGCAGGAGTGAACTTAGATGCTTCCTCAAGATGTTGTTTGAATGTCTTCATTATCGTTTTCCTCTATGAGAGAGATGAAGTGGTCACATTGCTGTTCTGCACCCGAAAGTGCATTCAGATTGTTGACCAACTCCTGTCTCTTAGTATCTAACTGAGTGATTGTCTCTCTCAGTTTGGTTATGTCCTCTTGTATAGCGGACTTTCTTGTATTAATCGCTTCAAGCGAAAGTTCCATAATGTCTCCATTATATAAGGTTAATTAGTTTATCCGTATGCTACAGTATGGTCAGCAATCACATTCCACTTAGAATTGTGAAACATCAATGTGACAGTATCCCCAACAGCATTAAACACAATAGTACCATGACCATTCAAATTTGTTGGTGTAAGTGTTCCTGCTGGTGTATTTGTAGCAGCAATACAAACAATTGTAAGTATCTGTCCTGCTTGTTGACCATCAGCAAGTGTATATGCCTTAGTTCCATCTACAGACAATAATACAACTGGATCTGTAATCGGAATGGCACCGGCTGCAGCTGCAGCAACTGTCTCTGAAATAATTAAGTTTCCTTTAAGATTCAGAGCATGACCTGTTGTTCCGTCAGCGGCCACTGTCAATGTTGCAGTACCATCAACTGTACCAGTTCCGATACCGACACATTCAAGACCACCATCCGCATAGATGTTTACTCCGCTGTCACTATTAACTGTGAAATCAACATTTGCATGAGAATCCGAATTGATGGTTACATCATCTGTTCCTGCATCAACTTTGATAGCACCATCAGAACTCAATGACTTTACTGTAAAATCAGTAAATGCATTTCCATCGTCATTGATGATTACACTACCATCTGCATTATTAGCAGCTGCAGTTGTTACTTTAAATGCAGAGTTGGTTGATGTTCCAAATCCAATCTCAAAAGTTTTAGACGCTCCATAAATGTGAGTGTCCGTGTTTACATTACTAAACAAATTAGCAAGTGTAATTTTTTTGTTTACTGGTGAAGCACTAAAATCAATAATATGTAAAAGATCTGTAGGATCTTTACCTGTAGCATCTAGTGCTGTTAAAGCTGTTATTTTCTTATCAGCCATAATTCTCCTTAAA